AGCTGGATCGCCTCCTTGGCGTATTTCCTCATACCCCGGCCGGGTGCGGATGTAGCGATTCCATGGGAATATTCGGGATGCTTGCACGACATAGCCATGCCCAGATAGTTGGTCGGCGGCAAACCCACTCAGGCCAAACCATAGTCCCAGGCCTGCAACAAGCCCCCAACGCAACCATCCCCAGGATCGCCTCGGACGGGATGCGCCAAGGGAAGGAGAAGAAAGAAATAGCGAGATAAGCAGCGAGGACGTACTTTTCGACTTGTCGTTGACAAAAGGCCAGCGCGAGGAGGACGGCGAGTGGGATAGTGCCGGCCCCATATTGGAAGATGAAGCCGAGGAAGTCATTGTGTGGGTCCTCTGGGCGAGTGAACATTGTGTCGGTGCGACTGGCGAATTCAGGATAGAGCATGAAGAACGAACCGGGGCCGTGGCCGAAGATGGTCAGGCCATCGATGGTATCGCGCCACATTGCGACTCGTAGGGCGATTGAGCCATCCCAACCCTTGTGAAAGATCACTGGAGAGGCTATGAGGGCTAGGATGGCCAGGGCTGCGACGCCTCGCCAGCGATACGAATTCCAGAGCCAAATGGCGCAAGCTGCGCCGAGAGCGACAAGGCCAGCGCGAGTGCCGGTCATATAGATTGGGATTACGGTTAAGGGTAGAAGGCGCCACAAGCCATTGGCCACAAGGGCCACAGTGACAAGCGTCGCGGTTTCACCGAACATATCTGGGTTGAAGAATACTCCGTCAAAGCCTGGGTCGCCGACGATGGCGTGCCAACCGAAATGCTCTGCGAAGCCGATCACGGTGTTAATGCCAATGCCCCAGGCAAGGCCAACATACAATGGTTTAAGGTCATACGTTGCACCTAGCATGAACATCCCTGCGCAATAAGCCATCAACAACAAATCCCACACACCTTGCACAGCAACTGGGGCCCAGGCTTCGGCGACGCAGGCATACGCCAAGAACGCAATGCCAAGCCAATGCCCAGGCCCCATACGCACGCCACGAAGGAAGAAAAATGGTAACGCACAAGATAACACACACCAACCCGTCAGGATCATAAATCCCGTTAGGGTTGGTATGTAGACCAAGGGGAGTAGGAGGCCTAAGAGGAACATGCGTTACCAATCGTTGTAGCAGATGGTGGCGAAGCTAGCGAGCCAGATCGCCACCAGTGCTATGACAAGGAGGACCATTACTGATTCCCTGGGCAGGAGTAGCTATAGTTCTTCCCTGACACCACGGTAGTTGCGGAGAGTTGGGTAGTGTAGGAAGTGTAGGTTGGGACGGTGGTACCGGCTTGTTCTTGTAGGACACAAGCCGGGATTTGAGCGAAGGGAGTGCCGAAGGTGATGCCGAGAGAGGTGGCAGTCGTCGTCACAACGCCAGCCAAGTCGGTGGCGCTAGTAGCGAAGGTGCCACCAACGATGGTTGGGGTGATCTGCGATCCAAATCCCTGCGTTGCAAGGAGATGATTCGGCAGGTAGGCGTTGTTGGTTGAGTCAAGCCCAACCGGGCCTCTAGGGTCTTGCGAACCCTGAAGGGATTTGGTGATAGTCTGCGACAACGCGGCTCCGCTAAGGAGCGACAACGCAAGGGTCGCAACGAGTAGCTTTCTCATGTCATTGCTCCTAGTTGATCCGATACCAGACAGCAGTGCTGGTCGAGTAGCTGAACTCAGCGTTATTAGCCGCAGCGCCGCCGGAGGTGCAGGAAGTGTAGGAAGTTCCGGTTGGGGCGACGCCTAATGCTGAGACGAGGTTAACAGTGGTAACAGTTCCACCTGGGCACGTGATTTCCATCCGCTCTCCATCGAAGGGAGATGGAGGGAGGGTTATATTCCAAGTGGTGATTGCACCAATGGCGATCAGCATAGCTGAGGCAGCAGATGCTGAGGTATTTGCTGTGGTTGTGGCAGGGATTAGGGTATAGCCTGCGGCATTGCGCATTGCTTGGATGGTGGTCGGGTACCCTGTGCCACCTGGACCTTTGACGGCTACGTTGATCGTATCCGTTGGCCCCGGCGCTTGGTTGATCACAGTCTGGGCGTGGGCAGAGAAGCCTAGGCCTAGAAGGATGCCAAGCGCAGCGAGATAGCGTTTGATACGCATGTTAGTTCGCCACAGTAACGCCAGCCGGATAGCCGCCCAGAGTGGCGTTGTTGGTGCCATTATACATCTGGTCGTCGCGGTCGATGACGATACCAGCTTCGAGGATACCAGCGGTGAAGGTGGCACCGGCTACGGCGTAGGAAAGCCGCAGATAGCGAGGGATTGCGACACCAGCAGGCGGGCGCGGCATATCCATGTCGAATAGTCGTTCGCCAGCAGTGGCAAGAGTAGCAAGGGCGTAGACTGGAGATGTCCACCAAGTAGTGAACGCGCCAGGAGCGCCAGCGCCATTATCAGGTGCGCCTTGGAGCGAAATGGCGAGAGTGCCAGCGCCGCCTGAGGTGAACAATGTGTTCACTTGGGCGAAGAGCTTGAGCGCGGGCTTGTCGCCGATGCCCATATCGCGTGCGCCGCCACCATTGGCGGAAGACGGAATGCCGGAAGCGACGCCCAGGTCGATGACGTTGGCGGAAGTGTAGGTTCCAACAGGTTGGGCGAGGTTGGCGGCAGTGTCGAAGAGAAGAAGGCTGTCTAAGATCATGTTACACCACCTGGGCTTCGTTGGAGAGGATGGCATCACATGTACGCACAGGGATGCCTCTGAACGTGGTTACAACCTTACCATTGAATTCCTCCAAGCGGAGCAGCACATTGGTCTTATTCATGGCCTGGAGGTCTAAATACGTCCGAATGATGCGGTTGCAGTAGATCACCACGCGGCCCATGTTTGCGCGGACTTCGGGAGTGTCCGAAGTCTGGATCGCAGTGGCTTGGGCAGGTGCGGTGGGCAGGCGGTAGAGGGCGCGGACGATGAGGTTGATTAGGTTCGCCGCGGAGACGCCGGTCAACTGCGTCACGTCGATGTTTGCGACGCGTGCGCAATAGCGCCAGTCTCTCAGGCAGAGACCGATTTCCCACTTGAAGTGATCGCGATATGCTTGGTAGGTGTTGCCTGCGCTGTCTTGCACCGGCCACTCACCCATGTCGCGATGTTGCAGGCCGGTGATCTTGCCTTTGGGGAAGATACCCATGATGGTATCAGAGCCCCAGGTGGTGATCCACAGCGAAGTGTTAGTGTTGGAAGTACCACCAGCGTCGAGGACGTTGTTGGCGGTCTGCGAGTTAGCCGCGACCACGGTTGAGTAGCGCGGTGCGAGGCCAGTGAAGCGCTCAGGGTTGATGTGCTGATTGCCGTAGATTAGAGTTGAGGCAATCTGCTGTGACATGCCTTCCAAGAACGCGCGGACTTCACTGAGTCGGAACTCTGCGGTGTTGCCGTTGAGGTCGGCGATGTCTTTGTCGATAACCGCGTAGGTCTCGAGATTGCCGCAGGTGTCAACGATCTGCGCAGTGGTTGACTTGGCGTTCGGAACACCAGCGTTCAACAGTCGCCACGTGGCCTGAGGAAGGCCGGTGCGGACCGTTGTTTTGTGACCAGTGGGAAGGTTGCCTTCCATGACGAGCATATCGTCAAGGATTTCGTTCGTCTGGGACAAGAGTTCGATGATGGCGGCGACGCGGTAGCCATCATCCATCCTCTTGGCCCAATCGGCATAGGTTAATGCCAGACTGCCAATGACGGCGGCCATTTAAGGCTCCATTGAGAGAGGTTGAGGGAGGGGTGAAGACACTCACCTGACCAATCTGGCATTAGCTTTCAACCTCTCTGAGGCATGGTCACTTGAGATTCGGGTACATCGCGTTGGCGATGGATTTCGGTTTGGCGTCAGGTGCGGTTTGGCCACCTGGGGAGGGACCTGCGCCCTGAACGGGCCGGCCTTCGGTTAACTGTTGCGCCATGGCGAAGAATGCACGAACGAATGCAGGGTTGTCGCCAACGCCGGTTGTGTCCATGACCTGACGGAACTCGGCTGCGAGTTTGGGATTGTTGATGCCATCAATGGCACGGCCAATGGTTTGAAGGACTTCTGGTTTGATCTTGCCACCGGCGCTGAGCGAAGTGTCAGCGAGGACTTCATCACGCCAGCCCTTGCGCATTGTGGCGTAGTCGCCTTGGCCGCTCTTAGCGAGTTCGGCCTCGCGCTTGGTTTGAACGTCAACCAGCTTCTGCGCTTGTTCCTGTGTTAGACCTAATTCCTTGAACACAGGCAACGCAGTCTCAAGGGCTTCCTTGTTTATCACCGTTCCTTCTGGCGCTTTGAAGTCAGCATACTTCTCAGGAACGACAGGCTTGTCACCGGCTTTGGGTTCGACCTTAGGCTCAACCTTCGGCTCAGTCTTTGTCTCAGGCTCAGTCTTAGTTGTAGGTTCGGTCTTCGTCTCCGTCTGTGACGTCAGCGGTTGAGTCTGGTCCTTCAACGTCCCGTCGGCCGTTCTCGCTTCCGGAGTGTTCGGCTGAGCCGGCGGCGGAGTCGTTGTCGTTGTCGTCGTTGATGCGTCGGACATTTGCTTCCTCAGTCATTTTGAGATACATCTGTGGGCAGTGCAGCATGATGTCGCTAAGGAGATTCATGCCAAAGGAACGGTAGCCTTTGTTGAACGCTTCTACTAATGCGTCGCCAGTGAATGGATCGGCGAAGATGCGTGCGGCCTCGAGTTTGCGCCACATCCAGGCTCGGCCGAAGGTGTCGGACATGATACGAACGATGGCATCTCTGTCGTCACGCGCGGCGATGCGAGCAGCCTTTTCGGCTTTGCGCACATCCTTTCGCTCGCCTGCGTTGTAGGTCACTGGCCTATACCCATTTGCTGCAAAGCAGTCTTCCCACCACCAACGTCAGTCTGCGACAAGGTCTGGCCAGCTTGGGCAAGTTGTTGGGCTTGCTCAGCTTGAGCAGCTTGGGCCTGCTGTTCGGCCTGCTGTTTGCGAATCGCATCCGCAGCCTCGTCCGTTCTCATCAGCCTGGGATCATTGTTTAGTAGGTGCGAGTATTTGTCAAGAGTGTAGTCGAAGTCGATTTTGGCCAAGATGGCTGGATCGAGCGCAGCGATGTTGCCGGTTACCTGCAATAATCTCTCAATTCCACCCGACGCTGCGGCCTGTTGCGCTTGCTGGAGCATTGAGATGTAGTCGATGTTGATCATCTTGCCTTGGATTTCAGGCGGCGCAGGAGGGAGGATGCCGGCTCGGGAGGCGACGGCGAAGACACGGTCGATGGTTGGGCCAAGGACTTCGAAGTCGATGCGCTCAAGGGCAGGGCCCAAGAGGACCATCGACTCGGACTTGCGCATATCCCATTCCATCGCCGTGACGTTGGAGCGGGTTTCGAATTGCGAGGCGGTCATCAACACGTCGTTGAAGAAGGTCTTGGCCAAGCGAGCTCGGACTTCGTTTAGGTCCTCGGTGATTTCGTTGACGGGGAAGGAGGTGTCGTAGACGCTAGAGAATCCAGGTTTGCCAGAAGCTGCATAACCTGAGACATACGTAATGCCACCGGGAAGTAATGACGCCGGTTGGTTTTTGAGCTGTACATCAGCCACGAGCGGCGGATTGACCATCTTGTCGATGGCTTGGGCTTTGCGTCTTGACTCAAGTTGGAGTTGCTTTTGATCGGGTAGACCATCCATTCCCGGTGAACGACCATACGCGTCGTTCGAGACGAGGTCCCAACGCCCGATGATTGCTGGTTGCTCATAATATCCCTTTCGTTCAAGGAAGCCGGGTGGGGCGTTGCCACCGCCTTGAGGGGAGGCAGAACCACCCCACTCCCAATAGCATTCGCGGAACTTCCAACGACTGGCAAAGCCGAACTTGGATGCGTTGCCATCGTCGTTGGGCTCAATGGCGTGGGCCACGATTAGTTCACGAGTGCGATTCGCACCAGCGTTGTCGGTGTAGAGAAGCTTGGTTGAGTCGCTGACGTTGTCGATGCCGAAGCGACTGACACAGGCGTCCACAGTCATCGTGAATTCGCGATAGAATACACACGGCCGATAGTTGCCGTCGATGTCAACGTAGTATTCCCCGGCGCAGGGATTGTAGCAATTGATTACGTTTTCGAAGTCTTCATAGATCAATAATACGGCGGTGCCGAAGACAACGAGGTCGTAGTAGAAGGTGGCGATGCAATTGTAGAAATTGCTTTCACTAAAGATCATGTAGAGGAGACGTTCGCACTCAGCGAGCCACAGGGAGACTGGGGATGTTTGGGTCGAGTCAATCTTCCCCACACGTAGGCGAAACCATGGGCGAGTAGGTGAA